TGAACGTGATCGTGGTGTAGATGTTGCTGATGTTTGGCAGGCGCAACAGGAGTCTCGTTCTAAATTGAAGCAGGCTCATCTAAATGATATACGTGCACATGGTATGACTCCCAAAAGTGAATAGTTATGGGTAAATTTGGTCAAATTTTAGGTAATGTAGCATCCCCCTTAATTGGGGGTGCTACTTCTTTGTTTGCCGGCATTCGTTCTTCTAAGCAGCAGCAAAAGATTATTGCACGGCAGATTGAGGAGCAGCGTAAGGAGAATGAAGCTCAGAGGCGTTATAATTTGATGTTGGCAGAGAAGCAAAATAAGTGGAATATCGAGCAATGGCAGCGCAATAATGATTATAATACTCCATCGGCTGTTATGTCCCGTTTGCGTTCTGCTGGTATTAATCCTCATATGTATTATTCTAAAGGTAATGCTATGGGAGGTGTCTCTACCTCTTCGCCTGAAATGACTTCCGGTTCTCCTGCCGAGGCTGTGGATACTTCAGGAATGCTCGGTCAGAGTACTTATGGTCAGTCTGTTCAGATGGCTATGGATAAGGCTGTTCAGGTTGCTTCTATTCGTAAGTTGAATGCCGATACTCGTCTTACTGAACAGAAGGCGGATACGGAGGAATATAATACGGATATCTTTCAATCTGATGCTGCTTTCCGTAATGCTCTTAATTCTTCTACATTGCGTTTGACAGACATGGATATTGATTTGAAAGGTTCTCAAAAGAATCTTACTGATGGTCAGGTCGGTATGCTTCGTTATGAAGCAGCCATGTTACAAAAGCAAATGGATAAGATTGATCGTGAGAACGAACTTATGGCAGAGCAGATTGCTAATCTTTCCGAGGAACGTCGTTCTATTATTTTGAAGCGTGTTTTGGATTCGGAGTTGGTTGATGCTCAATGTAAGGAACTTGCTGCTAAGACACATCTTTCTTATGAGGAAGCTCGCGATTTGGCTGCTACACGTGCTGCTCGTATTTTGAATTTGAATGCTTCTTCCCAGAAAATGCAGAATGAAGCGTATGTTGCTGCTTGGGATACTAAAATTAAACATTTGGAGTTGGATTTGAATTCTGATATGTTTGAATGGCGTAAGACTATGGAGAAAGCTCATGATGTTGTGGATTTGACTGCAACGGTATCTCAGGAGGTTAATAGATGGACAGAGACTATTAATGGAATGACTCCTTCTCAGCAGGCTGAGACTGCTTTGGAGCAGAAATTTAATAGTGCCGGTCAGCTTACAGGTACTAAGTCTGTTGAGCGTCGTAAAAAGTCTGGCCGTCGTTACAACAAGTTTTGGTAATATTTTTCAAGATTGCAGGGGAGCCGTGCTGCTCCCCTCAAACTCGTAGAGTTGGCCACCGCGGCGAGCGGTATATACATAGCTTGGTCTATTATTAGCAAGTGACACATGGTCGTCACGCTGCGGGTTGCCTCTTCAAGTTTTAGTTTATCGGTAAAAAAAAAGTAATGTTTTATGATTTCGCCTATTAAATGTTCTCACCCTCGTGTGATTTGTAATCCTTATTTGCGTGATTTGGTTTTGTCTAAACATTGCATTCATGAAAATGGTATCACGACTAATTTTTCTTGGTATGAGATTAACCAGATGGCTCAGAAATGGCCGTACGATAGGTTCTCTCCTGCGCGTCTCAAGGATTTGTTTGAGGTTAATAACTATTGGATAGCTGATACGGTTTCTGGTGAGTTTTTCCCTATGTATTATGTGGTTCCCTGTGGTAAGTGTGATATATGTCGTGAACAAAAGGTAAAAGAGTGGTGTTTTCGTGTTCATTGTGAGAATTCCTGTTCTTCTACGATTCCTCTTTTTATTACACCCTCGTATAATGATGAGAGTTTGCCCCCTGATGGTGTTTCTAAACGTCATGTTCAATTGTTTATGAAGCGTCTCCGTATTCTTCTTGAGCGAATGGGTTTTGATGTGGCTCATAAGCTTCGCTATTTTATTGTTTCTGAATATGGTTCTCCGGAGAAAACGTTTCGCCCTCATTATCATGGTATTCTTTGGAATTTTCCGTATCTTGATGATAATCGTCTTTTGAATGATGTGATGACACAGGAAGTTATTGAGAAAGCTTGGTCTTATGGTTTTGTCAAGTGTCTCCCCCTCCTTACTGGAGGTGCTGCATATGTTATGAAGTATATGCGTAAAGATGGTAAAGTTCCACCCGGTAAAAATAAACCTTTTTGGATGTGCAGCCGTCGTGATGGTATTGGAGCTCAGAAGTGTGATGAGCTGCGCGATTGGTGTATTGAGAATCCTCAGGAGCTTACTGTTTCAGTGAAAGATCCTTATACAGGTATGACTATGACTACCTCTTTGCCTACTTACTTTAAGAATCGTATATTCCCTACTGCTTCTCGTCTTATTCCTAAAGATATACGTGATTGTTTTGATGAGCTAAATGAGGCCTATCAGTATTTTTGTGTCTATTCCTCTGAGTGTAAACATGTGTATTCTGAGTATTGGATGCGTGTGAATGAACGTTACTCTTTTCTTCCTCGAAAGTATCATGGTGATGTAAAAAGCGACCTTCTTTACGATATGTCTGGCCTTCCTAAACGAGCGTTAGCTAGCATCGATGTTGAGTTGAATCGTCGCTTGGCTGCTTTTGAGCGATCTTACATAGCCTTAATGACTTATGATTTTTCAGAAGCCTTTGTTGATGAAGTTTTGCAGTCCCGGGAAATACGTCGAATAACCTGTTTGCAATTACCGTTGCGATGTTTTGATACGGATGCCCTTGAGTATGACATTATGCGAAAACGTGAGGAAGCTCGACGGAAATTAAAGCTTTAGCAATACTTTAGCACTTGTTTAACATATTTTTTTGATTAAAATTACTATCTTTGTAGTGTAATTAAAATTTTTATTGTTATGAGAGTTCAGAAGTTTAGTCAAAAGGTTCGCTTTACGGGTTCTTTTTTGGAGTGTCGAATATTGCGTAGAGCGTTGTATCTTAGTATTGTTACTCGTCGACGTAGTTTGGATGATCTTCCTGATGAGTCTTGGAAGGAGACTGCGCTGCTTGAGATTGATTTGGCTGAGAAAATGTATAATGAACTTTTAAATGTATGAGGTTGATTATTGCTTTGCAGTCAGGAGAGGAACTGTTGAATTTAGCAGTTCCCTCCAATTGGTCAGCTCGCTTGTTGACGCGTTTCTGCCGTGAGTTTGGCAAACGTAATCCGTATTTCATTTTTAAGATTGAGTATCGTGATGACACCCTTTTGCCTTTTTGACTCGCCTTCCATCCGGATAGGGGGTATCGGGGGGCTCCCCGATATTGCCCTGAAACCAACCGTACAAACGTCCCTTCGCGTGTGCTTGGTGTTGCCTCTGTTCGTACGTGGACAAAAGCAAGGCTTTGCCTTGCCTCGCCTAAACACCCGGGGTTCCAAGGGGTTCCCCCTTGGTCAGGTTTGTAAGGCGGAACGCCTTGCACCGTAGGGCATTTATACTATTTATTCCGCTCGCGTTTGGAAGTTTTGGAGTTTTTTTGTATATTTCGCCCGATTTAAAAATTTATGCCTATGAGTACAAAACAAAAAATTCTTGTTGTTGTCTTGGTATTGGTTGCTATCATTTCAGCCTGTTCGGTTACGATTCAGGTTCAGAAGTACAATACAGGCAGCACTCAGACCAATTCGCAGGAGACTAACCAGAGTGCAGATTCTGCGCGAGTTAATTTTCACTTAAATCCATAGTTATGGCAGGTGTTTTTTCAAGGACGAATGAGGTTAATAATCACCCGAAGCGTAATACGTTCCCTCTTTCGTTTCAAAACAATTTATCGGGTAAATTTGGTGTTTTGTATCCCTGTTTGGTACAAGATGTGATCCCTGGCTTTACTTTTAAGGCTAAACCTACGTTTGCTTTGGAGTTCATGCCTACAGCGTTTCCCGTTCAGACACGTATGCGTGCCCGGATGCATTTCTTTTATGTTCGTAATCGTAATCTTTGGAAGGATTTTGCGGACTTTTATGGAAAGACAAAGGAAGGCCTTGTTCCTCCTTATTTGATGTTTTCGCAAGGTACTTCTTTTAATTCGATGGCTAGAACAGGTAGTCTCGGTGATTATCTTGGTTTACCTACTACGTTTGCAGGTGCTTATGGTGATGCTGGTTATCGTTATACTGCGCAACGAGGCGTGACTTATTTTGAGAGCTTGCGCGGAGTTTCGAATCCTGACGATTCTGTTTTGCTTAATGGTGTTTTTGAAGATGATATTTTGCCTGAATTTGAGCCCCGGGATTTGGCTGCTTCGAATGATTTTGCGTTTCTTTCGTATGGTTATGCAACTTCGGATACTTTGAAGACCTTTTCTGTTAATTCTCTTACGTTTCAGTATTCTAAAATGTACAGTGATCCTGCTTTTACTATTGGTAGTCTTGCAGATTTGGTCGACGCTTTTACTGCTCATGTACGTCAAGCTGCTGTTTGTCTTCAGATTTCTGGTATTATAAATGAAGGTACGGTTCGTGAAAAACGAGTTCGTTTTTATATGTATCCTATCACTCCTAATGGAGATGATACTAATTTCTCTTGGATTTCTATTTCCGGTACTGTTCTTTCTAATATTTTGGCTTCTGCATCTGCGAATGTATCTAGTATCAGTGATGGTAATTTTTCGGTTTCTTATACGTTTAAGACTGACTTGGCTACCCTTTGTTCTGGTATTAGTTATGATGAAGGTTTGAATTCTTTCAGATTGACGCGTTTGGATTGTGGTTATTTGTGTTCTAAGGAACTTTATGCTTCTACCTTTGGTGAATTTAGATATGACGGTGAAGGCACTGGGTTCTTTTTGAATTTGAAAGGTATTCCTGAAACTTCTCCATTGCTTGATGGTGTTCAGTGGTCTCCTATTATTGCTCCTGTTTCTGTTTTATCTTCGAAGAGTGTTTCTGGTGTCCGCGATATTACTTTTGAGGAATGTCCGTGGACTAAGTTAGGCCAGAAGGGTGTTAATATATCGGCCTTGCCTTTCCGTGCGTATGAGAGTATTTACAATGCTTTCTATCGTGATCAGCGTAATAATCCTTATATGATTGGTGGTGTTCCGGAATATAATAAGTGGCTTCCCACTACTGATGGAGGTATGGATAATCATGTTTATTCTCTTCACTATGCTAATTGGGAGCAAGATTTTTTGACTACTGCGGTTCAGTCTCCTCAACAAGGTATTGCGCCTCTCGTTGGTATTGTTTCTAACAATGGTGTTTCTTCTCTTGCTTTTACGGATTCTGAGACAGGTGAGAGTTTTACTGCCCAGATTGATTTGAATGAAGATGGTACTGTGAAGGAATTTAAGGCTAATACATCAGATATGCCCGTTTCACAATATCGTACTTTGATTGATTTTGCGACTTCTGGTATTTCTATTAACGATTTTCGTAATGTGAATGCTTTGCAGCGTTGGTTGGAAACGAATATGCGTAAAGGCTATCGTTTGAAGGACATCATTAAGGGTCATTACGATGTTAATGT